ATGAAGAAGTTGCAGGTTGCGGGCTTCTACGTTGATGAAGATTTGGGTGAACCTGTCTCGCTTCACACTGACGTGGAAAAGAAGAAGGCAGAAGATCAGGGCTATAGCCTAACGGATGATGATCGCTATCAAGTCTTGGAAGTGCACATCGACTACGACCTGCCCGGTTATGAAGATGAAGATGGTATCGCTCTGCCGTATATCATCACAATTGAGCGTGGCACTAACGCTGTGTTGGCCATCCGTCGTAACTGGAACGAAGACGACAAGAGGAAACTTAAGCGCCAGCACTTCGTGCAGTACACATACGTCCCCGGCTTCGGTGCTTATGGTCTAGGTTTGATTCACTTGATTGGTGGCTACGCCCGTGCTGGTACATCTCTCATTAGACAGCTCGTTGATGCAGGCACACTGAGCAACTTGCCCGGTGGCTTGAAGACCAGAGGGTTGAGAATTAAGGGTGACGATACGCCGATCAACCCCGGTGAGTTCCGTGATGTAGATGTGCCGTCAGGTACAGTGCGTGACAACATCATGGCGCTGCCATACAAAGAGCCAAGTCAAGTTTTGGCGGGGTTGTTAGATCGCATCACTGAAGAAGGTCGTCGTCTGGGTTCAATCGCTGACATGAACATCAGTGATATGAGCGCTAACGCACCGGTGGGTACAACGCTGGCACTGCTTGAGAGACAACTCAAAACAATGAGTGCGGTTCAAGCCCGTGTGCACTACAGCATGAAGCAAGAGTTCCAGCTTCTGCGTGACATCATTCGTGATCACACTCCACCAGAGTACAGCTTCGATCCAGTTGAAGGTGATAGAAAAGCAAAGCAAGCTGACTACGACATAGTGTCAGTGATTCCAGTGAGTGATCCCAACAGTGCAACGATGGCTCAGCGCATCATGCAGTATCAAGCTGTGATTCAGTTGGCACAAGGCGCACCACAGATCTATGACTTGCCACAGTTGCATAGACAGATGATTGAAGTGCTGGGTATCAAGAACGCAGATAAGTTAGTCCCAGTAGACGACGACCAGACACCACGCGATCCAGTCAGCGAGAACATGTCGTTCCTCACTGGCAAGCCTACGAAAGCGTTTATCTATCAGGACCACGATGCACACATTGCTGTTCACACCAGCATGATGCAGGACCCGATGATCATGGGTCAGATTGGTCAAAGTCCCATGGCCCAGCAGATGCAGGGCGCGATCATGGCCCACGTTGCTGAACACTTGGCGTTTTCATATCGTCAGAAAGTTCAAGAGCAGTTGGGTGCTACGTTGCCAGCTCCTGATGCGCAGTTGGATGAACAGGTTGAAGTGCAGGTGTCCAAGCTTGTGGCTCAAGCTGCGACGCAACTTCTTGCGATGGATAAAGCCAAGGCCGCTCAGCAGCAGGCGATGCAGCAGGCTCAAGATCCGATCATTCAGATGCAACAGGCTGAACTCCAGATCAAGAAGCAAGAAGCTGAAATTAAGGCGCTCAAAGTCAAGGGTGACTTGCAGCTCAAAGCTGAGGAGTTGTCACTCAAGGCGCAAGAAAGCGCAGCTAGAGTTGGAGAAGATCCAGCCATGGCAGCGATGCGGTTGCAGCAGGAGATTGCTCAAGCCCAAGAGTTACACGGCTTAGAGATGGCGGCCAAGCAGATGGAGTTGCAGCAGGCTCAAGCCCAGCAGCAACAAGCCATGATGCAGCAGCAACAGATGCACCAGCAGAAGATGGCTCACGGCGGGCAAATCCATGAGCAGAAATTAATGCAGAGTAATAAGGAGTAATCATGGCTAACTTGCTTGAAGTGTTGAACGGTAAGCTTGATGAACACGTCAAGCAGTTGGTCGATGTTGTCAGTGGTGGTGGAGCTAAATCCCACGACCACTACAAAGAACTGTGCGGAACTATCCGGGGTCTGCAAACCGCGCAGTATGAACTTGCTGACCTCGTGCGTAAGACTAAGGAATATGAAGATGAATAAATTCGACGTTAGTGCGGTTGATCTAAGCGGGCTGCTAAACGCCAACGCTGAAGAAAAAGCCAAACAAGTGCCGGACCCAGCGACGTATCACATTTTGTGTATGTTGCCCAAGGCAGAGGAAGAGTTTAGTGAGACCGGTATTTTGAAATCGGCCACGGCGATGTACCACGAGGAGCTTCTCTCCCCCGTGTTGTTTGTTGCCAAGATTGGCCCTGATGCGTTCAAAGACGCGACCAGATTCCCATCTGGCCCAAGCTGCAAGGTAGGTGACTTTGTGTTAGTACGCCCTAACACGGGAACCCGCATGAAGATTCATGGGACCGAGTGGAGACTCATCAATGATGATTCCGTTCAGGCTGTTGTGCAAGACCCTCGTGGTATCCAACGTCCAACTTAAGGAGTAAATCATGGCTACAGAAGAATTTAAATTCCCTGACGAAGCTGAAAGTAAGAACGCTAAAGCAGAGGAGAAGATTGACTTTGAGGTTGAAGGCGAAAGTGAGCCGGAAATTGAAGTTGTAGACGACACCCCCGCTGAAGACCGTGGCCGCAAGCCCATGGTTGAGCCTCCCAAAGAGGTAACTGACGAGGAGTTGGCTAAATACGACGAAGGCGTACAGAAGCGCATTAAGCACTTTACCAAGGGCTATCACGAAGAGCGTCGCGCAAAAGAGACAGCTGAACGTGAAAGAGAAGAGGCTCTTCGCTTGGCGCAAGCCGTGCTGGAAGAGAACAAAAAGCTCAAAGGTTCTGTCAATCAGAACCAAGCTGCTCTACTTGAACAAGCTAAGCGTGTAGTGACAAATGAGGTCGAGACTGCTAAGCGCATGTACAAGGAAGCCTACGAGTCTGGCGATACTGATAAGTTAGTTGAGGCTCAAGAAGCACTCACTACTGCGAAGATTCGCGCAGATAAAGTAAATAATTTCAAACCTGCCCCTTTACAGGAAGAAGAAACTCCTGTACAAATCGCTCAACAGCCCACTAAAGCTGCACCTGTTGATGAAAAACTGCTTGCATGGCAAGACCAAAATCAGTGGTTTGGAAGCAACAAACGAATGACAGCCTATGCCCTAGGCTTGCATGAAGATCTAGTGAGTGAAGGAATACCAAGTGGCAGCGACGAATACTATCGACGTATTAACGCTGACATTAGGGAAAGATTCTCGGATCAGTTTGGAGCCGAAGAGTCCGTTGATGCTAAACCTCAACGCACTAAATCCAACATTGTTGCACCTGCAACCCGTAGCACAGCGCCTAAAAAGATCGTGCTTACGCAGACACAGGTGAATCTCGCCAAGCGGTTGGGAGTTCCACTGGAACTGTACGCCCGTAAGGTTGCTGAAGAAATGAGGAAATGAAAATGGAAAAGACTAACCGTATGACTCGTGAACTTGATACCCGCGAGAAGATGGAGCGTCCAAAGCAATGGATGCCACCACAACTTCTGCCCGACCCCAATCCGGAGGAGGGTTATGCGTTTCGCTGGATCAGGATTGCATCGTTAGGTAAAGACGACGCCACTAACATTTCTGGCAAATTACGCGAAGGCTGGGAACCTGTAAAGGCTTCTGACCACCCCGAAATCCGTCTGTTTGGTTCTTCTAATGGGAAGTTTCCTGACAGTATTGAAGTCGGCGGTCTGTTGCTTTGCAAAACACCTGTGGAATTTACTGAACAGCGAAATGATTACTACCGAAAACAATCGGAAGCTCAGATGGCCTCAGTAGACAACACTTACATGCGCGAGAATGATCCGAGGATGCCTATGTTTAAAGAACGTAAGTCCACGGTCACTTTCGGAAAAGGTACTTAATTTTTGGAGTCTATAGATGGCATACCCTACCATTGACAAGACGTACGGTTTCAAGCCTGTCAATCGCATTGACGGCCTACCCTACGCCGGAGCGATCCGTCAAATCCCCGTAGCACCCGCTTACGCAACAGCAATCCTGAACGGTGATACCGTTAAGATTGATACTAACGGTTACATCGTAGCTGCTAGTACAACCACTTCAGGTAACGTTGTTGGTGTGTTGGTTGGTTGTTCTTACATCAACTCTTTGAGCCAGCCTACGTTTAGCCAGTACTATCCTGCGGCGACCTCAACATCTACCAACATGGCTTTTGCTTTTGTTGTGGATGATCCTTTGGCAGCTTTCAAAGTTTGCGCCACTACAGCCGGTTCCACCACTCCCGCAGCTTATAGCCGCGCTATTGTTGGCTCTAATGTAGCTTTGGTTGCTAACGTTGGTTCTACCACCACTGGTGATTCGTACTACGGTATTGACGGTTCTTCCGCCGCTACCACTAGCACATTGCCCGTTCGTGTGATTGACGTTGTGCCTGATACAGCTACAGGTAATGCTAACGTAGCTGCCACGACTTATTACGAGTTCATCGTTAAGTTCAACACAAATCAGTATAACAATACTGAAGGCATCTAAGGAGTAACTTAAAATGGCTATTTCACGCGCACAACTATTGAAAGAGTTGCTCCCCGGTCTGAACGCATTGTTCGGTCTTGAGTACGCTAAGTACGGCGAAGAGCACAAAGAGATCTACGAAACAGAGTCATCTGAGCGTAGTTTTGAAGAAGAGACAAAGCTGTCTGGTTTCTCTGCTGCACCTGTCAAGAATGAAGGCTCCGCCATCAGTTATGACAATGCACAGGAAGCATGGACTGCACGTTACACCCACGAAACCATTGCGATGGGCTTCTCCATCACTGAGGAAGCTGTGGAAGATAACTTGTATGACAGCCTGTCTTCACGTTATACCAAGGCTTTGGCCCGTGGTATGGCTTACACCAAGCAAGTTAAAGCTGCCTACGTGTTGAACAACGCCTTCACTGGCGGCCCAACATACGGCGACGGCGTGGTGCTTTGCTCTACTGCTCACCCCTTGGTTTCTGGTGGTACTAACAGCAATCGTCCTTCTACCGCTTCTGATTTGAACGAAACTTCGTTGGAAAACGCAGTTATTCAGATCGCTGCTTGGACAGACGAGCGTGGTTTGCTTATCGCCGCTAAGCCCAAGAAATTGGTCGTTCCTCCATCATTGATGTTCGTTGCTACACGTCTTCTGGAAACAGAATTGCGTGTTGGTACAACCGACAATGACATCAACGCATTGAAGAACAACGGTTCAATTCCTGACGGCTACTGCGTTAACCACTTCTTGACAGACACCAACGCTTGGTTCCTGTTGACTGACGTGCCTAACGGCTTGAAGCACTTCGTCCGTACGCCTATGGCTACCGGAATGGACGGGGATTTTGACACTGGAAACGTTCGCTACAAAGCTCGTGAGCGTTATAGCTTCGGCGTGTCTGACCCACTGGGTATCTTCGGTTCACCCGGAGCCTAATATTTCTTCGGAAATATTTGAAGAGGGGCCTTGTGCCCCTTTTTCTTTTGTTGTATATTGTTCTTAATCCGGGCTTTCCGGTGCATCAAACTGTCCCGGCAGACGACATACCGATTGATGCACTTAACTTGTATGTAAGGACATTTATTATGGGATTCGCAGCTCACCTTGGCCCTTGGCGTTTGGGCACAGTCAAAGACACAACCGGCACTACAGCTTCTACTACCAGCAACATGGGTTGCACAGTTGTTGCCCAGTCTGACACAACTACTTTTGCTGACACTACAGCAACTAACCTGTTTGCTATTCCTGCTGGCGCACAGATTTTGGAAGTGTATTTGGACGTAACCGAAGCGTTTAACGCCGGTACAAACAACAGCATTACCATTAAAGTTGGTTCTACCACCATTGCTTCTGTTACTGCTACTAGCGCAAACATTGCAGTTGGCCGTCAAACATTGACATTGGCTGCAACAGCTAGCTGGGTTAACACCGCTGCTGACGCTTTCATTACTTCTACTTTTGCTGGTACAGGCACTGCCGCAACCACAGGTATTGGTTATGTGACCGTTATGTACGTTGTTCGCGGCTCTGATGGTGCACAAGCTCCAACAGCTCAGCAAGTCTAATTAGTCTAGGGGGCTTCGGCCCCCATTTACAAGGAGATTAATTATGATGCAAACAGACGTTAAATCCGCTGCTGCGGCAGCTGGTGCAACTACCACGATTTTTGATGGCCCAGCCCGCATCAAGGGTTTAACTATTAGTTATCCATCTGGAGGAACTGTTGTTCTGAATGATGGCACTGGTGGTACTGCAAAGTTTTCTTTTACTGCGCCAGCGGCTGCGGGATCAATAAATGTTGTGATCCCCGGTGAGGGCATTAAGTGCAACACAAACATCTCAGCAGTTTGTGCGGCTTCAACAACAGCCGTGGTGTTTTATGGCTGAAAAAAGACAGGCAACTTTGGCAGGACGCAAGCTGTTTATAGGCATCCCCGCCTACGACGGCAAGCTAAATATCAAGACCGCATTTGCACTGGCGCAGTTAATGCCCAAGGCGATGAGTCTTGGTGTGTCCGTCACGTTGTCTGACCTTTCTAATTGCTCAATCATTACCATGGCTCGTAACGCCTTGGTACACGAATTCTTAAAGACAGATTGCACAGAGCTTCTGTTTATTGATGCTGATGTGATTGTCACACCTGACGACATCATGCGTTTAATGGCACAAAGTGGTGGTATGGACATCACTGCTGGCGCATATCCACGCAGAGCAAAAGACGCTAAGTTCTTTGCTGATATTTACCATGACGAGAATGGCGACTTAGAGTTTGAAGGCTCTTTGATGCGTTTAAAGCGTGCGCCTACTGGGTTTATGTTAATTCAACGTCATGTTATTGAGCAGCTGGTGCATGCACATCCCGAGTGGACTTACGAAAAATCCCCAACAGAAAAAATGTCAGCAGTGTTTGACTTTGCCATAGTGGATGGCAAGTATGTTGGCGAAGATTATTTGTTCTGCGACAGAGCAACGCAGATGGGATTTAAAGTCTATATTGATGTAGACATTAGCCTTCCTCATGTTGGCCAAGAAACTTTTGAGCGGAACTTCCGTGAAGAAGTTGTCATGCCAATGTTGGAAAACATCTATCAATCCAAACTGAAAGTCGTAAATGGCTAAATCACCAGCATGGCAGAGGAAAGAAGGCAAATCGGAAAAGGGTGGCTTGAACGCCAAGGGACGGGCCTCCGCGAAAGCGCAAGGTATGAATTTGAAACGTCCCCAGCCAGAAGGCGGCTCCCGGCGCGACTCTTTTTGTGCGAGGATGGGCGGAATGAAAAAGAAACTAACCAGCGCAAAGACCGCCAACGACCCAAACTCACGTATCAACAAAGCTCTTAGAGCGTGGAATTGTTAGAGGGGAAAATATGTTTGACTTAAATCAACCTACACCACAACCACAACCAACTCCATCGTCGAGTGATAAACCAGCGTTTGCGGATAAAAAGTTTAACCTCAAGGATGCGCTATCAGTTGATGCGTTTGGCGGAAAAATTTCACCCGCAAAAGTTGGCCAAGGTTACGGCCTTAGATTTGAAAAAAAGTTTTCAAAGGGCGGCAAAGCTGGCTCAGCTTCTAAACGTGCAGATGGTATTGCCCAGCGTGGTAAGACCAAAGGACGGATGTTGTAATGGACTTGATGGTCTGGAATGTTGTTTTGTCCTTTGCATCAGCACTGCTGGTGTTCTGGGTGAAGGTGTCTCACGATGAAGTGAAACGCTTGAGCATTCTTTTGAGCAAAACTCGTGAAGAGAACGCTGAAAAGTTTGTGACCAAAGCTGATGTCCATAACGACATTAACCGCGTATTAGCTCGTCTTGATCGTCTTGAGAGCAAGATAGACGACTTTATGAAGGAGCATCGCAGTGCCCTCAGTTAGTAAAAAACAACACAATTTCATGGAAGCGGTGGCTCACAATCCAGCGTTTGCCAAGAAAGCAGGCGTCCCACAGTCCGTGGGAAAAGATTTTTCCATGGCCGATAAAGGCCGTAAATTTTCTAAAGGTGGCGATATGAAACACGAAGACGTGAAGATGGATAAGGCGATGATCAAAAAAGCCGTGGGCAAGCACGCTGCAATGCCTGCGTCCAAGGCTCATGCCGGTCTTAAGTCTGGCGGCAAAGTTGGTGCAAGCAAGATGGGCGCTGTTAAGACTGGTAAAACACCAGATGGTATTGCGTCTAAAGGTAAAACCAAAGGCACAATGATCGCCATGAAACGCGGCGGAAAGTGCTAAGGAACTATCATGGCAACTAACAAATACGACAAACCAACTTATGCTTATACGGCTGGTGTTGGCAAAGTGGCAGATGATAAGTTTGATATTAAAGGCGCAACTAATTCGGAAGCTGAAATGCGTTTTAGCGATGTGCCTGACCAAAAAGCCATGCGCTTCATGGCGGCAGACGAAAAATTATCTGAGTTTTTAAATCCTAAAGCTGGCGCTGGCCGTGGCAAGCAAGGTGGCCCTACAGCTAAAGAACTTCAGGCGTATGAAGATAAGAAAGACGCTCGTATTTTTACTAAAGAAAAGCGTATGCCTCCTTCGCCTCGCGAAATGGCTTCTGGAGGTAAAGTTTCTTCTGCATCTAAACGTGCTGACGGTTGCGCTACTAAAGGCAAGACCAAAGGCACTATGATCAAGATGAACTACGGCGGGAAGTGCTAAATCATGATTGCCAGCCGTGGGATGGGGGCCATCTCCCCCAGTAAAATGCCCAAAGGCGTGCGTAAAGCTCGTCGGGATGACACTGACTTCACACAATACGCTGAAGGCGGTAAAGTCAACGCTGCTGGCAATTACACTAAACCCGGTTTGCGTAAGCGGATCGTGTCTCAAGTAAAAGCGGCGGCTACCCACGGTACAGGCGCAGGGCAATGGAGCGCGAGAAAAGCGCAGCTTGTTGCTAAGAAGTACAAAGAAGCTGGCGGAGGCTACAGAGATTGAAAGCTCCTCAGAAATCTCTCAAGGACTGGGGCGACCAGAAGTGGCGCACTAAGTCTGGTAAACCGTCAAGCAAGACGGGTGAGAGATATTTGCCTGAGAAAGCTATCAAGTCTTTGACGCCATCGGAATATGCGGCTACAACCCGTGCTAAACGCGCAGGTAAGGCGGCTGGTAAACAGTTCGTGGCTCAACCCAAAACTATTGCAAAGAAAACGGCAGGATTTAGATGACCACTACCGGCTCAACCCTCTTCAACATGGACTTCACGGAGATCGCCGAGGAAGCTTGGGAGCGTGCGGGTCGTGAGATGCGTTCTGGCTATGACTTGCGTACAGCACGTCGCTCTATGAACCTGATGACCATTGAGTGGCAGTCTAAGGGTATCAACATGTGGACCATGGAGCAGGGGTTCATTAACCTAACTCCCGGTCTGTCTACATACGCACTGCCAACTGACACGATTGATTTGCTTGAGCATGTCATCCGTACCGGTCAGAACACTTCGTCTACTCAAGCAGACTTAACAATCACTCGCATTAGCGTTTCTACCTATGCCACTATTCCAAACAAGCTACAACAAGCTCGTCCAATTCAAGTCTGGATTCAAAGACTATCTGGAGAAACTAACCCAACAAGTTCAGTCTTGGTGGGCGCGATTACGTCAACGGACACCACAATAACGCTAAGCAGCGTTGTTGGATTGGCGGGTTCTGGTTTTATCCGTCTTGGTACGGAAGATATTTACTACACCTACATCTCAGGCAATGTCCTTGGCGGTGTATTCCGTGGCCAAAACAACACAACTGCTGCCTCTCAAGCAGACGGAACTGCGGTATTTGTGCCCCAGCTTCCAGCTATCACTGTCTGGCCTACACCTGATAACTCAACTCCCTATCAGTTTGTGTACTGGAGACTGCGCAGAGTGCAGGACGCTGGCGCTGGTATGGAAACCGCAGACATGAACTTCCGCTTCTTACCTTGTTTGGTAGCGGGCTTGGCGTATCACATTGCCGTTAAAGTGCCTGAGTTGATGCCCCGCATTCAGATGCTCAAACAGATGTATGACGAAACCTTTGAGATCGCAGCTGGCGAAGACCGTGAAAAAGCAGCGGTTCGGTTTGTGCCACGGCAGATGTATATTGGTAACACGTAATGGGAAATAGGTTCGCATCCGGCAAAATAGCGATTGCTGAATGTGATCGCTGTGGCCAGCAGTACAAATTAAAGCAGCTTAAGACTGAGATCATTAAGCAGCGTAAGTACGAGTTATTGGTGTGTCCTACGTGTTGGGATCCGGATCAGCCGCAGTTGATGTTGGGAACATTCCCAGTAGAAGATCCACAGGCTTTGCGTGATCCCCGTAAAGATACAACTTACGTAACTTCCGGTGTAAACGTAAACGGGAATCTGTCTGGTGGTTCACGAGACATTCAGTGGGGCTGGCAGCCTGTAGGTGGCGCTAGTAATTTTGATGCAGGAATGACGCCAAACTACTTGGTGGCAACGACATTTGTTGGTACAGTCTCTATATCTTAAGGAGTTTAAACATGGCATTCACAAAATCAGCTGACGGCATTGCTAAAAAAGGCAAAACTGAAGGCAAGAACTACGGTGATAGTGGCCCAATTGCTAAAATGATGCATGGTGGCACAGGCAAAGGCGCTGGCAAAACCAACGCTAATATGAAAGCAATGGGTCGTAACTTGGCAAAAATTGCCGCACAAAAGCGAGGCTAATCATGGCTACATTTAGCAAAAAATTAATGGGTAAAGAAGTTGGCGATGCGGCTGTGTATGCCACACCACACACCATGACAGGTAAAGTTGTTAAGGCTTCTGATAACCCCGGCAGTGGCCCAGACCACAGCCACGCATCTACAGTCAATATGTCTGTGGGTAATATCTCTCGCAATCCCCAGCCAGCAACCAAGACTAGCGGCATCAAAGTGCGCGGTACAGGCGCAGCCACTAAAGGTTTGATGGCACGCGGCCCTATGGCTTGAGGAACACATGAACTACACCGAGCTTGTCGCGCAGGTAAGCGATTACTGCGAGAACTCTTTCCCAACTGACAATATGAATACGTTCATTCGTCAGGCGGAGCAGCGCATCTATAACACCGCGCAGCCTGCTAATTTGCGAAAGAACGTGACGGGCTTTTTGACCACAGGTAATAAATACCTTGAGTGCCCATCAGACTTCTTGTCTGTGTACAGCTTGGCTTTGTATCCGTACAACACCACCACTGCTACCGGCACAGCTGGTCAGAAAACAATCATAGTAGCAAGCACCACAGGTATTGCAGCAGGTCAGCAAGTAACGGGAACAGGTATCGGTACAAATGCTCAGGTTCGTAGTATTGCCGGTACAACCATTACATTGACTGTTGCTAACAGCGGTACGGTGTCAGGTTCTGTAATCTTCCAAGGCGATTATCTGTATCTGCTAAACAAAGATGTTAACTTCATCCGTGAGGCGTATCCTTTGTCTGCGCAGGTCAGTGAGCCTAAACACTACGCAATCTTTGGCCCACGCTCAGACAATGTGAATGAATTGACATTCATTGTGGGCCCGACACCTAGCGCAGCTTACAACGCAGAGCTGCATTACAACTACTATCCAGAGTCCATCGTCACTGCGGGCACTACTTGGCTTGGTGATAACTTTGATTCTGTGTTGCTGTACGGCACAATCTGTGAAGCTCTTGTTTACATGAAGGGTGAACAAGGCATGGTTGCTCTTGCGCAAGAACGTTACGTTCAAGCTATTGCTTTGTATAAAAACTTGTCAGACGGCAAGCAAAGAGCAGATGCATATAGAGATGGCCAAGTTAGGGTTTCAGTTTCATGAGTTACATCTTACAAACCCAAACGACCAGCTTCAAAAAGGAGTTGTACACGGGCATCCACGACTTATCTACGGATACATTAAAGATCGCTCTGTACACCGCCAATGCAAATTTAAACGAAGCAACTACCGTTTACACAACTGCCGCAGAAGTTACCGGTGGGGGTTATGTAGCCGGTGGCATAGTCTTGACCGGCATCACTATCAATTCGTCTGGGTATACAGCGTATGTAGATTTTGCTGATGTGGTGTTTAACGCATCGGTTACGGCTCGTTGTGCTTTGATCTACAACGTCACGCAGGGCAACAAGTCAATTGCTGTTTTAGACTTTGGGTCTGACAAAACTTCTACCAATTTCACCATCACAATGCCTGCTAACACAGCCACAGCAGCATTGATTCGTTCTTCTAATTAAGGAGTCAATATGACCACAGAGAAACTTAAAGTAACTGACCATATTTCTAGCGGTCTTATTGCTGGCACCCAGTCAGGCGAACAAGCCAAGGCGACTGGCGTTTACCACGTTGAATGCCACGATAAAGACGGCAATCTGAAGTGGTCTGCTGATACCAAGAACTTGGTGGTTAATGAAGGTCTGGCTTACATGGCCGGTACTGCTTTGACTTCTGTAGCCCAGATTACCACTTGGTATATTGGCTTGTACGGTGCTGGAGCTTCTAATACACCGGCGGCTACAGACACAATGTCTTCCCACATTGGCTGGACTGAGGTTGTGCCTTACAGCAATGCAACCCGTGTGGCTGCTACGTTTGTTACAGCAACGACTGCAAACCCTTCTGTGGTGACTAATGCGGCCTCGCCTGCTACGTTCAACATCAATGCTACATCTACTGTTGGCGGTGCGTTTTTGACAAGCGGTAGTGCTAAGAGCGGTACGACTGGTACGTTATTCTCTGCGGCTGACTTTAGCTCGCCCGGTGATCGCTCAGTGGTAAATGGCGACATTATCTCTGTAACGTACACGTTCAGTTTGGCTGCTTGAGGTCTAAATGGCTGAAGGCGGCTGGGGTTCTGGCACATGGGGTCAGGCTGGCTGGGGTGATTCAGTCTATGACCGGAGTGTCGATGAAACTGCGACAGGGACAGATGTTGTCTCTGCGGCCACTTCGGTTGTATCTAGCGTTAGTGAAACGGCCACGGGATCAGATGCGGTATCCAGCTTAGTTCAGGTTAATGCGGCGGTCAGTGAGACAAGCACGGGGTCAGACGCAATAAGTGCAACGGCAACGTTTAAATCTGCGGTCAGTGAGTCTAGTACGGGTAGTGATGCGATTAGCGCCATCCCAACGTATGGGGTGTCAGTCAGTGAGACTGCTACGGTGTCGGACTCTAATGCGGCGTTTGCCAACTTCTTGGGTCAGATACTTGAGTCAGCAACTGGGACAGATGCAACGGCTTCAGCGTTCACGTTCTTGGCCTACATTGTTGAGACAGCGACAGGCACTGACAGCGTAGTTGGAAATACATCGGTCAATGCTTCTGTTAGCGAGACAGCGACAGGCAGTGAGACTGTGAGTGCTGGGGTTACATTTAAGGGTGTAATTTCAGAGTCCGCTACGGTGTCAGATGTGGATGCGGCGGTAGCGCAGTTCATGGCTTCTGTGGTTGAATTGGCAACAATATCTGATTTAGTAATGGGACGGCCTTTGTGGGAAATTATTGATGACACGCAGACTGCAAACTGGCAAAATATCAACAACGTTCAGTCTGCGGGCTGGGCACAGGTTAGTGACACCCAAGATCCGGGCTGGACACAAATCGACACGAATTAGGGAAAAGAATGCTGGTTTACAAGATCACTAACAACGTTAACGGCCACGGCTACATTGGGATTACCCAGTGCGCTTTGGCTAAGCGTTGGCGTGAACACTTGTGTGCAGCCCGTACAGGTAGTGATAAGCGTCTGTACAGGGCCATGCGTAAGTACGGTACAGACAACTTCAAGATAGAAGTAATTCGGCAGGCCGAGTCTTTTGAGGAACTCCAGCGCATTGAGTGCGAGTTAATTACTGAGCACAACACTCATGCCAAGAATGGACAAGGATACAACCTAACGGCAGGGGGCGAAGGCCGTGACCGTATGGATCAGTTGTTTGGTGAGGCGTTACCAACATCCGTACTGACAGAAGAAATTGTGGCTTTTGCAAGAGACCCACAGCACTGGAACATCTCTAACGCCAATGTGTTGGCAATGATTGCAGAAAAGTTTGAGCTGGAGTGCGCAATTGATACCGTCAAAGATGCACGGAACGGTAGCTCTTGGACGCATTTAAACGTAAAGTATCCGCCGGTTAAACGTGGTCGTGGCGTTAGGAATGATGTTGTGTCCAAAGAAACTAGAGAAGCACAGATAGCCAACTTAGCTAAACACCACAATGCAGCTCGTGAGGCATCCGTTGAAATGCGTAAAGGCAAACGGGGAAATCACGCTAAACTATCCCAAGAAACTGTACGGGATATATTTTTTAATGCAGAGTCGTTAAACAAAACGGCAACTAAATTTGGCATCAGCAAGAAAATGGTCTTGTTGATTAAAAAGCGCAGAGCGCATACATATTTGACTCAAGGACTTTGACATGACCACAGCATATACCTCACTTTTGGGTTTAGCTCTTCCCGTTCAAGGTGAACTCACAGGGGTTTGGGGTGACACTGTAAACAACAGCATTACATCCCTGCTTGACACCTCTGTTGCGGGTACGACCAACGTCAGCACTGACGGCGATGTCACACTGACCACAACCACAGGCGCTGCGAATACGGCTCGTCAAGCCATCCTCTTGTTCTCAGGTGCACGTACGGCATTGCGTACGGTTACAGCACCAGCCCAGTCAAAGGTTTATACGGTTATCAACGCCACCACAGGCGGCTTCTCTGTCAAGTTGGTTGGCTCTGGCCCCACGACTGGTGTGACCATTGTTGCTGGTGAGTCTGCTGTATGTGCATGGAACGGTTCTGACTTTATCAAGATCAGCAATACAGGCGGTTCAGCTTCGTTCACCAACGTCACTGTTACAGGCACAACCACTTTATCTGGCCTGACTGCTTCTACAGCATTGGCACTGGATGCAAGCAAGAACGTAGTGAGCGTGACGAATACAGGTACAGGCAACAACGTCTTGTCTGCTTCCCCCACATTGACTGGTACTGTTGGTGGCGCAAGTTTAACTTTGAGTTCATTGACTTCTGGTCGCGTAACTTACGCAGGAGCGTCTGGTCTTCTCCAAGACTCTGCAAACCTGTTGTACTCTGGTACTGACCTGACTGTTTACGGTCTAACAGTAGGCCGTGGTGCAGGTGCTGTGTCTACCAATACTGCGGTGGGTGCTAGTGCTTTGGCGGCTAATACGACTGGAAGCCGAAATGTTGCATTGGGTAGCAGTGCTTTGATTCTGAATCAAGACGGAGTACAAAACATTGCGATTGGTGATTTGGCGCTTACTGCAAACGTAAGTGGAGGCCGAAATGTGGGTATTGGCCCGTCTGCTCTTGCGGCTAATACGGGTTCATTTAACACAGGCGTTGGCGCATCTGCTCTTGCCGCAAACACTAGCGGAGAATACAACACTGGTGTTGGTCGCTCTGCATTAGCTGCAAACACAACTGGCGTATACAACTCTGGTTTTGGGTCGCTTTCTCTTACAGCAAACACGACTGGTAACTACAATGTAGCTATTGGTATGCAAACGCTTGCTGCTAACACCACAGGCTCAGGAGGCGTTGCTGTTGGTTACAAAGCCCTTTTTGCAAATACAACAGGCGCTGACAATACCGCAGTAGGTGGTGAAAACAACTATGTTGCCGCCCTTGGTGCAAACACTACAGGAACAAGGAATGTTGGTATTGGTAGCGGTGCTTTGCGTTCTAATTCAACTGGCAGTGACAACACGGCATTAGGAACTAACGCACTCCAAGCCAACACCACAGCCTCATATAACACTGCTGTGGGTTATAGAGCTTTGTACGCCAATACTACAGGTACAAACAATAACGCCTTTGCAGAATCTTCGTTAACTGCAAACACAACAGGTAGTGAAAATTCCGCATTTGGAAACAATGCGCTTAGTAGCAACACCACAGGTTCAAACAACACTGCGTATGGCAGGTTATCTTTGTTTTCCAACACCACAGCATCTAGCAACACTGCTGTAGGTTATCAGGCAGGGTATACAAACACCACTGGCGGTGTAACTGCATTTGGCGATAGCGCACTTCGCTCCAACACGACTGGCACTATTAACGCCGCATTCGGTAGAAATGCCGCTTACAACGTCACCACTGGTACATCTAACACAGCTATTGGCGCGGGTGGCTCTGGTGTTTATGCGGCTTTGCAAGAAACCACTACGGGTTCATACAACACAGCGGTAGGATCGCAAGCGATTGCCCAAAACGTAACAGGCTCCAACAACACAGCCATTGGTTATGGCGCTCTGTATGTAAACAAAGCTGATAACAACACCGCAGTTGGCTACAACGTAGCTAGTGGCATCACCACTGGTTCATACAACGTGGCTATGGGTGGTAACGACTCTGGAAGTCAAGCAACTTTTGCCGCTAACACAACAGGTAGCTACAACGTTGCAATTGGCATGGCGGCACTGCGGAACAATACCACAACATCTAATAACACTGCTGTTGGATACCAAGCTGGCTATTCAACTAACAATGGTAATAACAACACCTTTATCGGCTATCAATCGGGTTACTCCAATGCTGGCACTGGTGTTGTGACTGCTGTTGGTGGACAGGCTTTATACAATTCAACGCAAGACTACGGAACTGCGCTTGGATACCGTGCTGGTTATTCCAACACTACAGGAAAAATTACCGCAATCGGTAGCTATTCCTTGTCGGCCAATACCACTGGAAATAACAACGTAGCAGTTGGCGGTAATGATGGCATCTATGGTGCTACTTTAGAATCCAATACCACTGGATCAAACAATACTGCTGTTGGTTATCTTGCACTGTTAAAAAACACTACTGCATCCAACAACACTGCGGTAGGCGATAGCGCTCTTTTCACCAACACCACAGGCGCATCAAATGCCGCACTTGGTACTGGCGCTTTGTATTTGAACACTACTGGTTCATTCAATGTAGGCATTGGTCAGCAAGCCCTTCGCTCCAACACCACAGCCTCTAACAACACTGCTGTAGGTTATCAGGCGGGCTACAGCACAACAACAGGAGCAACCAATACTTTTGTTGGTCAAGGCGCAGGATACTTTAATACGACTGGAAATAACAATGCGTTTTTTGGTCGTGCAGCAGGAGAAAGTGTAACAACTGGTACATACAACACATTCATCGGAAGAAGTTCTGGTGAAGCAATGACCACAGGCTCAAAAAATTCAATCATTGGATTTTTCTCAGGCAACCAAGGTGGCCTAGACATTCGCACATCAAACAACTTCGTTGTGCTGTCTGATGGAGATGGGAATATTCGGGGTTACTTTGACAATAGTGGTAATTTCTTGATAGGGACTACAAATGTATCAGGAAAAGGAAGATTAACTGTTGAAAATACTAATGGCTCTAATAGAGCATTGTATGTTGAAGGGTATCCATCAGGTTTACCGACATCAACTTTTTATCGTGACAACACAGATGCTCAATATGTAATGGTTGTTAAAGCAGATACATCAGTAATTGGCTCTGGTGGAACAAACCTTAATATTCAGTTTCAAGACCGAAATGGTGGTGCGCTTGGTTCTATTACATCAAGCGGAACTGGTGCAGGAAGTACCGCATACAACACTTCATCAGACTATCGCCTAAAGAACACAGTTGTACCAATGACAGGCGCATTGGCTAAAGTGGCTCAACTCAAACCAGTCACTTATAAATGGAATCCTGATAATACCGATGGTCAAGGATTTATTGCCCACGAACTACAAGAAATATTTCCAGAAGCGGTTGTTGGTGTAAAAGATGAAATGGAACAGTATTTAGATGAAACTGATAACACAGTTAAAACTCGCCCTCGCTACCAAGGCATTGACACATCATTCTTGGTCGCCACACTCACAGCGGCTATCCAAGAACAACAAGCAATCATTGAATCTCTCAAGGCACGTTTGGATGCCGCTAACCTTTAAAGGAAAATCATGACTATTGAAACACAAACCCCAGAACAAATTGCCAAGCATTACTCAGCTTGCCTCGATTCGGTCAATTTGATTAACGCAGGACAGCCAGAAGGCATGACTGCTGAAGATTGGGCTGACACTGTTGAAAGAAACCGTGAGCACTTAAAAATCATGTTGGCTAAAGACTTCTGGACAACAGAAAACCTAGCTCCACTGCAAGCCGCATCAGCATAACGGGAAGCCACCACCCGATCTTGGTGGCGCATTAAAGGAAACATCATGGGAAAAAATGAAAAGACCCCTGTGACAATCGATGGCGTTGAGCACCAGTTTGAAGACCTGACACCCCAGCAGCAAGCGCTACTGAACCATGTCGCAGATTTGGATCGCAAATTGGACTCAGCAAGATTCAACGTAGATCAACTCCAAGTGGGCCGCAACGCCTTCTTTGAGTTACT